GAGCCGCTTCATCTACTGCCGAAGCACGGTATCGTTCTGATTTGGTTGATACTATTTAGCTTTGGGTTATTGAATCTAAATAAAGGACAGGAGGCAATGGAGTATAATGTTTGGTATATTCATAACTGAAAAAAGAGTAAAGGAACTCGTAGCCCTAGAGATGGTAGAACATCTTAAAATAATCGCTAAGGCAACTGGCGAGGCAGTTTCTCAGAATAATCAGAAACTTACACAAGACCTCAGGAAACTCGGGGTTATTGAGTAATGACGACTCCCGCTTTTTCTAGTTGTTCAGCAATTCGCTTGTTATTATCCGCTATGGCTCTTGCTACGTCACGTAGAGCGTGCTGTAACATATCAGCCAGTAGCTCAGGTTTATCTCTTGAACCACCACGTGCCAGAATACTAGATGCGGATGCTGTAACAATACTTTCTATCCGTGATTGATTAAGTCCTAGTTCTACCATAATAACCTCCAATATTTTAATGCAGGGTTGGGCGATGAGAAACTAACTCCTTTTAAGCTCGGCAGCCAACTCCTTTTTATCACCCAACCCTAACCGAATTATACTACTTGACTTGGGGAAGGGGAAGAAACGTTGGAAAGAACGCTCCTTTTTAGTCTCAAGACGCGCCACCAGCTTTCTATCCCCTACTTAAGTCCTATAGTGGAATAGACACCTGCCCCTTTAAGGTAAAATATAGTTTTTTATAATTTACTTTAATAGTGTTTTATGTTATTAAAGGCGTGTTTAACAAGATAATCATCGCATAAAAGGTAAGTCAATTTCAGGAGGTAACTAATGCCTTATACAGTAGGTAATCCACCCGATGTGTTGAAGGGGCTGCCCAAACATCTTATTGAGATATGGGTAAGTGCTTACAATTCAGCCTTCAAGCAATACAGTGGCAATGAGCAAAAGAGTGCGGCAACGGCGTGGACTGCTGTTAAGACTAAATATAAGAAAGATGAGAATGACAAGTGGGTAGCCAAAGAAGCTATCCACCCTCACGGTGAGCATACTTGTATCTGCTCTGAATGTGATAATGAAATAGTCGTTGAGGCAAGTATTAAATGTAATAGTCAAAAATGTTCGGAGTGTGGAGCACTTATGACAGCTAAAACGGCAGGCGAACGGAGGGAATCTATGGAAATAAGCGATGACAACAAGAAGAATCTACTTCAATCAGCCCTAATCACGGAATACAAAATAAAGCCCGAATCGGTCATACCCAAGAACCTGACTATTGATGAGGTCTTTGCCGACAAGGTTATTTATGATGTTGACGGGCAACTCTACCAGTCCAGTTATGAGCTGGATGAGAATGGCAGGGCTACATTCAGTGACCCTAAGAAGGTATCAAGTACCAGAGTTTTCAAAGCGATGGAATCACTTCAGCCGGTATATGCGGATATTTTACAGGAAGCAGGTCGTAGAAATGCTAGTCTAGATTCTGCTCGCATAAAGAAAATTGTGGCGTTATGCCAGGAACTCTTATCATCCGAGGCACCGGATGAGGAGGAAATCAAGAAAGCCACTAAAGAGGCGACCTCCGTATTGAAATTGATTAAAGAACAAGCGGCGATGAAAACAGAGGATGGGGTAAAGTTTCCAGCTGCGGCTTTTGCTTATGTCCCTGACCCTGAGAAGCCATCTGAGTGGAAGTTGAGATTGTGGGAAGACCCCGATAAGAAAGTAACCCGAAGACAGTTAGGTGCTGCCGCTGCTGCTTTAAGTCCTGGTGGATTCAGGGGGCAGAAAGTAGCTATACCCTCTGCCGACTTACCTGCTGTTAAGAGGAAGATAAGAGCTGAATATAGAAAGCTGGATGTGGCAGATGAGGATATACCAAGATGGGTTAAAGAAACTATGACACGGGAGCTTGTACAGAATTACGTACCATTAACTGAGGCCAAGTTTGACAAGGGCAGGGCTACCGTAATAGTTATTAAGCCCGGGTTTAATGCTTCTGAGGACAGATATTATCCGGCTGAAATGTTGAAACGGGACTATAAAGTATTTGAAGGTCAGAAAATGTATGCCGACCATCCTACAGAGCAGGAGGATAAAGAACTGCCTGAGAGGTCAATAAAGAATACTGGGTGGGTTGCTGTACTGAAAGATGTATCGTGTGATGAGACTGGAGTTGTTACTGGTGTTGCTGAAATCATCGAACCCTGGTTGATGACGAAGTTAGCTACATTGCGAGATAAAGAGTTGCTATCAGAAATGGGCATCTCTATCAATGCAATAGGGCGTGCTTCTAAAGCTACCATCGATGGCAAGGAAACTCTGGTGATAGAAGAACTCACAGGAGCCAGGTCGGTTGACTTTGTAACTGAACCCGGTGCCGGAGGGATTGTCACATTCTACGAGTCTGATAGAAGTCGGGATGTAGATTTGGTCGAACTATCAGCATTAAAGGAGAAACGCCCTGACTTGGTTAAACTTATAGAAGCTGATGTCAGGACACAAATTATCAAGGAGGCTAAACGAATGTCTGAACAGGAAGAAAGGATTACAGAACTGGAGGGTCAGATAACTACGCTGACAACGGAGAGGGATGCACTCAAGGAAGCTGCTTTGCAGGCGGAGAAGGATAAGGCAAAAGCCGAAGCACAAGCCTCAATAAAAGAGGCTGTAGACAAGGCCGAGCTACCCGATGCTGCCAAAGAGCGGATAATTGAGAGGTTCAAGGATGCTGAGTCTGCCGATGGAATAGCAGAAGCGATACAGTCTGAAGTTGATTATATCGCCAAATTATCCGAGGCAGGTAAGGTAAAAGGTCTTGGCCCAACCAAGGCTGACTCTGCCAAAGACCACGAAGCACTGAAAGAAAGCTTCAAACGAGCTAACCCAGACTGGACTGATGAGCAATTAGAAATCGCCGTCTCTGGGCACTAGTAAGGAGCTAGAGCCTAACGGGTAAACAGGCTGATACTGTCATATTCGACAAATACAACAAAAATCTTAGGAGGAAATTAAAATGCCAGGAACAACTGTAGGTGTTTATGCGGGACAATTAACCGCAGGAACCGAAGTCTCGTCTACTTATGAAGGTAGACATGTAACAGTTTTGGAAACTGAACTTATCCACCCCTTTAGGGCAAGTGGATTCGTAAACAAGGGTGACCCCGTAATAATCTGTAATGCTGCTGTTGTCGCAAATCGGGGTAATGCAGTCGGTGTGGCCCTTTCAACCGCCACAGCCCTAACCGACTATATTGCAATAGATACCGAGGGTATCTGGAATCTCCCATTCTTTGCTTATGACGACACGGGGGGAGGCTCAGCTATTGTAGCTGGTGACCCACTCTATATTCACGATGGTTCAACGGGTGGAGTTGGTGCGCTTGGTACAGGCGATGCCACAATCAGCAAGCGAAGGAATAACACAACCCAAATACCATTTGGCTATGCGCTGGGGACTGCTACCGCCACATCTACAGGACAGATGGCGATTAAGGTACATTGGGACCCGATAGCTCATTGGCTGCTTGACACGGAACCGCTCTTCTTCGGTGATGGGCAAGAAGTTAATCTAGCCTTTAAGCCCGCAACAATGTGTGGTTCAACTGCAGAGATTTTGGAACTGGATTGTCTTGCAGTACCTGAATTAAGTTCAGCCTTACAAATCAAGGCAGTCGCTGTAGCAGGTACTCAGGATGTGGGTATTGCTGCCTACTTTGACTCTCTTGCTGTGGGTGTAATGACTGGTAACTGGGTATATGGCTTTGGTGCTTGGCTGAATCTTGACACCACATTTGATGCACCAGCAGGAACATATGCGATTGTTGCCCAGAGTAATGGTGTCTATGCTGCCGCCGTAGTAGACTATGCAACGGCTGATGTCATTTACGGCTTGAAGGCAGAGGCTATCCTTACTGCTCAACCTGAAGACCTGTATGCCATTTCACTTAACTCAAGTGCTCAGGGGTCAGTCAACACAGCTATCTTCTACTCAGCTAATTGTGAAACAGTAGGTTGGGTTGCTGGGCATCTAGCTGGTGTGGCTGCAGGACATCTAGCATTGGCTGTCGTTAATGGTTCTGGGGTAGCCACTGAGATGTTTGTCAATCTATGGTCAGCATAAACTAAAGTAAAAAAGGAGAGAAACAGTGAAACTAACAAATGGAGAAATCTTTAACGCAAAGGAACCACTACAGAAACTTCTAACGGAGAAACTTCCAGTCAAGGTAAGCTATGGGTTAGCTAAACTTGCTGCCAAACTCAATGACCAATTACAGGTCATTGAGAAGGTGCGGCAGGGACTAATCACAACCTATGGCGAAAAAGACCCTGACAATCCGATGCAAACCAGGGTTTTACCTCAAAGCGAAGGCTTCCAGAAGTTTGCTGAGGAATATGGGGAACTAATGGCGCAAGAGGTTGAGGTGGTCTTTGATGTGGTTACTCTACCTGATACGTTGGAGGTTGAACCAGCCACCTTGATGGCTTTAGATAAGTTCATCAAGATATAAAATAACATAGGAGGATAATAATGCCTGACTTAATGAAACTGATGGAGGACTGGAATGGCTTTGTTGCCGCTGGTGATATAGCCAGACCTGAAGGCTATGAGCGCAGGTTGACTGAAGTTGTTGACCTGCTATCAAATGCCAAAGGACTTCCAGCCCACAAACACGAGTACCTTTTAAGGGAAGCACTGACTACTTCCGACTTCCCTCACCTGTTTGGTGATGTGCTTGATAGGCAGATGCTGGCGGCTTACAAAGCTACCCCACCTGTCTGGAAACCATATACCAAACTCTCTACCGTACCACGTATAGCCCCACAGGTTGGCGGATATAGATTTGCTATGAGGGGTGGAGACGAGCATCTTGATATAGTCTATGAGAAAGGCGAATACCTGGCAAGCGACAGAAACGCAGACAGGTACGCAATCTCGGTTGACAAATATGGTCGTCAGTTTGATATATCCTGGGAGGCAATAATCAATGACGACCTAAGTGCCTTACAGGATACCCCGATGAGATTCGCCATGGCTGCACAAAGGACTGAACACCGTGTGGTTGTTGGTCAATATGCCTATGACATAACTGGTGGTGCTGGTACCGCCGTTCACACTGTCGGTGGCCCACTATACTCTTCTTTCGCCGGTGAAGTGAACAGGGTTGCTGCTCTTCTGACTATAGCTAACCTGGAAACTGGACTAGAGCAGATGGCAGGTCGTACCGATGCTGCTGGTGAACCGATCTATTGCAGAGCTAAATTCCTGGTTGTACCTCCGGCTCTTGAAATGACTGCTCGCCAAATCCTGACCTCAGCTGTTAAGCAGTGGATGGAGCTTGGTGGTGCTGGTGGCCCGCTTCCTTACCCGACAACCAATGTGGTATCCCAGTATGGGTTGCAGTTAATAGTTGACCCATACCTACCTGCTGCTGCTACTGCCAATGGCTCTGCGGCTTCTCAGAACTCCCAGTGGTACCTGTTCTCTGACCCGAATGATATTAGGGTTATTGAAGCTGCCCATCTTACAGGGCATGAGAGTCCTGAAATCTGCATGAAGGCTTCTAACAAGGTATCGGTTGGTGGTGGAGCAATCGGCCCGATGAGTGGCGACTTCGCAACTGACAACATCTTCTACCGTGTGCGCTTAATCTTCGGTGCCACTACACTTGACTGGAGAGGCACCTACATGGGAGGGGATATAGGATAAAAGGAGTTTAGATAATCATTTTGCTAGTCTAAGGGCTAGTAACAACGGCTAGTCGGGAGGGGGTTGCTCCTTTCCTCCTCTCGGCTAGATGTAAATAGGAGGTTAATATGCCCAATCCAGTAGCAGATTTTCCTTGGGATAAAATAAATATACCAGCCGAAGGCATAGCTCATACTGGGCCTTGTGTCTTGCACTCTATTATATTTAATGGCATGACCGTTGTTGGCGATTGTGCCATATTTGACGGGGTTGATAATACGGGAACTCTAATCGGAACCCTTATTCTGAGAACCGCCGTTCAGGTTTCCTGCCAACCGTTTACTATGATTTACGACTGTGAAATGGAAACTGGTATTTTCTTAGAGTTTAATAACGGGCTAGTCGGTGATTTCACAGTAACCTTTAAATAGGAGTGGCTATGAGGCCTTGTGAGAATGTTAATTTTTGCTTATTCTGTGAGTGTGCCTATTTAGATAATCATGGAGATTGGGACTGCTCACGGGATGAGTGTGTCGTTAATCAGACAATAGTAAAATGGTGGGAAATGAGTCTTCACCCACGCCCGCTTATTACAAGCAACCCACCAGAGGGAATGA